GGAAGGGAACCACACTCAGCAGATCCACAAGGTTTATTAAATGCAAGACCTGATCGAACAGAGCCTGCTGTCGCAAGAGTATTAACTTTAAATCCTTTAAAAATTACAGACGGCTCTACCACAGTAACTGTATTTGAAGAAAATCATGGAAGATCTACAAGCGATACCGTTAGATTTAGAGATGGTGAAGGTAGTTTTGGAATCACAAGCGCAGATATAAACAAATCTGTTGGATTTACAATTACTAAAGTTGATGCTAATAATTATACATTTGTAGCTGCAGGAACTGCAACTGCTAGTACAAACATAGGAGGAGGAAGTATATCGGCTGGTCCGGTTACACTATCACCATAATGGCATACACACTTACAAATTTACAAGATGATATTAGAAATTATACTGAAGTAGATGATGGAGTTTTATCTACAGCGGTTTTAAGCACTATAATTAAAAATGCAGAAAACAGAATATATAGAGAAGTAGATACAGATGATAATAGATTTTATGCTACATCTAATTTAGTTTCTGGAAATAGATATGTAACTATTCCATCTGATTTAAGATTTATTAGATATGTTCAATTAAAAGACAGCTCTGGAAATCAAGTATTTTTAGATAAAAGAGACACTAGTTTTATGGCTGAATATTATAATACCCCTGGAACAGCTTCAGGACTTCCTAAATATTATGGTAATTGGGATTCTAATTTTTGGGTTGTTGCACCTACACCAAATTCTACTTTTGAAATTACTTTGGCTTATACTAAACAACCAATAAGTATTACCAACACAACACAGCCCACGGCGGCTCCGGCAGCTACAAATGGAACCTTTGTATCTAACAAATATCAAGATTTACTTTTGTACGCATGTTTGGTAGAAGCATATGGATACTTGAAAGGTCCTGTAGATATGCTACAATACTATGAACAGTCTTATCAAAGGGCTGCAAAATCGTATTCTATCGAACAAGAAGGTAGAAGACGTAGAGATGAATGGCAAGATGGCGCTATTCGTTCTCAGATTAAATCGCCATCACCGTAAATAAGGAGATAATATATTATGGCAAATGTAGTACCGTTTTCTTTTAAAGGAGAATTGATGTCAGGAACGCATAATTTTGCGTCTGGTGGAGATGGCTTTAAAATAGCATTGTACACATCTAATCCTTACGACACATCTAGCACAGTTGCTTTAACTACTAATGAAGTTTCTTCTGCAGGTAGTTCAAACTATGTTAGAAAAGCTTTAGCTAGTCAGGCCGTTGTAGCTACAACTGCAACTACATCTGTAGACTTTGCAGATGTGACGTGGTCAAGTGCAACTTTCTCTGCAGCTTTTGCAGCGATATACAATGACGATAAATCTGACAAGTTGTGTGTAGTTTTAGATTTTGGTGGAACAAAGACGGCAACGAATGGTGATTTCACTATTTCGTTTCCTGATCCTTCTACCGCTAGTAATGCAATTATTAGTTTAACATCGTAGGATTTTAAATGGCGTTTAAATTAAATGATAGGGTAAAAGAATCTAGTTCAACTACTGGAACGGGTACGTTTACACTAGGTGGAGCAGTTTCAGGTTTTGAATCTTTTTCTGCTGGTATCGGTGGAGACAACACCACTTATTACTGTATCTTTGAAACAGGAACAAATAACTTTGAAGTTGGTTTAGGAACTTTAAATGGAGCAGCAAGCACACTCGCTAGAACTTACGTTATCTCCAGTTCTAATAGTGATGCAAAAGTAAACTTTGCAGGTGCAACAGAAGTATTTTGTACTGTTCCGGGTGCAAAAATAGGTTTACCTACACCAGAAGAATATGGTTCATCATCAGCGCCAAAAGTTATTACAGTTACAGTAGCCGCTAAATCAGGTAATCATCCATATGAAAGTGCGGGAGGGGCATCAGCTAATGCTTATTATTTTGATGGACTAGAATCTCCAGCGATAACATTATCTGGAGCAGATTCATCGTATCCATATTATTATAGATTTGATCAATCTGATTCATCAAACAGTTCACACCCTTTAAGATTTTACTTAGAGGCAGATAAATCTACAGCATATACAACTAACGTAACTACGAACGGAACTGCTGGTAGTTCTGGTGCGTACACGCAAATAGCTGTAGATGCAAACACACCAAATATTTTATACTATCAATGTTCATCTCATGCTTATATGGGTAATTTTGTTAATGTTGTATCTAATAGAGTAAATGGTGATTTAACTGTTGGATCTAAATTAAAAATGCCAACAAACACAGCTAACAAAATTTTAGTAGCTGATGGCACGTCATTTGAAGAAGTTGATATATCCGGAGATGCAACTATTGCATCTGGCGGAGCTTTAACACTAGCTAACTCTGGTGTATCAGCAGCTAGTTATACAAACGCCTCAGTTACAGTAGACGCAAAAGGAAGAATTACTTCTGCTTCTAGTGGAACAGCAGGAATATCAGCAGGATTTGCGGTTGCAATGGCAATCGCCTTATAGTAAAGGAGTAATATGGCACAAGATTTTGAAAGATACGGAGACCAGGATGTAGGAACATCGGCGGTGGCTATTCATACTAGTAACTCAGATGATGCAATTATCTCTATCCGTTTAGCAAACACAACTACATCAACAATAAGTGCAAGTGTGTTCATTACATCATCAGTAACAGGTGGTTCTCAGGACCACTATTTAATTAAAAATGCACCAATTGTCAGCGGCGGATCGTTAGAGCTGATAGACGGTGGAAGTAAAATAGTAATTGAATCGGGAGACGTGGTAAAAGCACAATCCGACACGGCAAGTTCTTTAAGTGTTTGGATGTCTGTTGTCGATGCAATTAGTACGTAAGGAGATTCATGGCCTATTTAGGAAACGCACCAGCAAGAAGTTTCATAAGCTTTGAGAGACAAGTATTTACAATCGTAAACTCTCAAACTGCATATACTTTGGATCATTCCGTAAATAACGAAAATGATATCCGGCTAGTAGTGAACAATGTTGTTCAAGAGCCAGGATCAGGTAAAGCATACACTGCATCGGGCACAACCCTGACGCTATCAGCAGCATTGGTTAATGGTACGGACGAAATGTATTGTGTGTTCTTAGGTAGAGCTGTTGCAACAAATAAACCTGGTGCAGGATCAGTGGGAACTACAGAATTAACAAGCGACGCTGTTACAACAGCTAAAATTACAGATTTAAATGTGACAACTGCAAAAATTGCAGCAGACGCAATAACAGAAGCTAAAATTGCAGATGGTGCTGTTGAAAATGAACATCTAAATGTAAATGTTATTACTGGACAAACAGCGGAAACCTCAATTGCAACTGACGACACAATTTTAATTCATGATACTTCTGCCTCTGCACTTAGAAAAATGACTAGAGCTAATTTTGTATCTGGATTAGGTGGTATGGTTTTATTAGATACTCAAAGTGTAACTTCTGGAACTATTGCAAATATTCAAACTGGAGCAATTTTTAGTGCTACTTACAATAGTTATAGAATTATGTTTGATCAATTTAAATTTAGTTCGCCATCAGCTTTATATTTTCAATTAGCAACTTCTAGTGGCGTAGTAACTGGCTATCAAAGAAATACTATTGGATTAAGAGGAAGTAATAACCAAGATACTTATGATTCAAGTGATAGTTCAATAAAATTATTTGGTGATGATAGTAGTAATGATTATAAATCAAACTCTAATCAGGGAATGCCATCAGGATATATTGATGTATTTAATCCTTATACAGCAGGGAATACTCACATAATTTCAAAATTAAATTTTGGAAACGCAACTGATAATGCAGCACAACAAGCTCATACTCTTGCTATAAAAATTGATACTACATCATACGACAGATTTAAAATTGGTCTTAGTAATGGATCAATAGAAGCAACAACAAAAGTAAGAACATATGGATTTAATATATAATGACTAAAATTTTATTTGAAGGTGTTATTAGAGATATGACACCAGCTGAAGAAAAAGAACACAACGATTTTCGTGCTGAAGTAGCCTCTAGACAATATGAAGGTGAATTAGAACAGTTAAGAAAAAAAAGAAATAAATTGCTTTTAGAATGTGATTGGATAGAATTAAATAATGCTCCATTAACAGATTTACAAAAAGATGAGTGGAGAGCATATAGAACTGAATTAAGAGATTTAACAAATGGACTTACAACAGCAGATGAAGTAATTGCAAAAAACTTTCCAACAAAACCAGGCGAGGAGGAATAATAAATGGCATTAACTAGATTAGGACTAAATCAATCAGTAAACTTAGCAAGCAATGTTACAGGAACATTGCCCGTTGCTAATGGTGGAACAGCTATAACATCAGGATTTGTAAATGGTGGAGGTGTTACTGAAGCTGATCTATGGAGATTAACATCATCATTAAATTCAAATGCTGATCCAATATCATCTAATTTAGAGAGAGTAGATGATGCTTCTTTTGAAAAAATTGGAACTGGTATGAGTGTAAGTTCTGGTATTTGGACTTTTCCGTCAACAGGTATTTATCAAGTAACTTTTAATTTATCTTACGAATTTAATAATGATAACGCAAATGCTAATATTTATGTAACACAAAATGATTCAAGCTATGATTTGGTTGCATGGAAACCTACTGGAATGGATAGTAATCATAATGCAAATGGTGTTTCAGAAACTTTTGTAGATGTAACAGATGTTTCTAATGTAAAAGTAAAATTTACAACAAGTGGTATGGCAGGAGGTAGTGCTACTATTCTAAAAGGAGGCACAGATGATACTCTTACTTCT